CGCTTGTGCCGTCCTGCGTGGTCGTGAGGGACTTGCCCGTGTTTGCGGTCAAGGGGGCAGGTGGGAAGTAAGTGCCTCCGCTCCATGTTGCAAGTTCTAACTGCTCCAAGTTCCCCGCAAATGCAAGGACCCCGCTGACATTGGTTGTGGTTCCCGTCTGAACCACAGGCGTTGAGCCGTACTCTTCCATGAAGGTCAGCCGATACCCCGAATAGAACCCCGCATGGTCAGCAAAGCCAACCTGGGCAAGCGTTGGTACGGTTGGGGCCATCAAGGTTTCCACGACCTTCTGCACATCAAAGAACCCGTAATTGGTAGTCGGTAGTTTGTCGCACTTCAGTCGTGCCAGCGTGGTCGTGCCTGCTCCATTCTTGACATCGCAGACATAGCGGTAATTGGTCGCACTCGTTAGCGAGCCGCTGACCTTAAAAATCATTTTGTTGTAAACGGGGGTTGCTGACTGGGGCGAACCCGAAAGGACGGATATGGACATGGATTATCGGGAAGTTGAAAGGCTGACCTGCTTGCCCAAGACCTCCGAAATAGTATTGACGAGCAAATCTATTTGTTCGGGGGTGAGGGCATTGGTGAGGAACTTGGTGGCGTATAGGCCACGCCTGCGGACAAAGTAGGTGATAGACCTTGCGTCTGCGAGTTTCTGCTCTTCAACGGTCCGCATGGCTTTCTTCTCACGGGAATAGGTCGGGGTGACCAAAATCCCTTTGTCGGTAATCCAGTCCGCAATGGCTTGGGTCATCGGTCCAACTTGGTCGCTCTTGCCTCCGCCCTTTTTCTTGAATGAGAATGGTGAGTTTGGCGCACGGGTTGAACTTAGGGTCCCCCGCACTCCTTGGTCCACAAACTTCCAGTAAGGGTTGGCGAGCAAGTTGACCGCAATCTTTTCGGCGGTCAAGGGGATAGGGTCAAAATCAAGGCTTGCGGATAGCGTCCCCTTGGCGTTCACATCCTTGCCGTCCTCCCGACCCGTGAGCAGGTTCTTTTGTGCAAGTTTGATGATATTCTTGAGCCAATCAATCAGCACCTGCTGCCGTGGGTCCACGCCTCCACCTTTCGGGCCTACGGTTATACCAATGGCTTGAAGGTCGGCGGTTTTGACCTCTTTCATGCTACCGCTTCCGAACTTGGCAAGTACTTTGGTTTCCATGGTGGTAAATGTCCAGCCACCGAAATTGTGTCCTACTTGCGGCGCATCCGCTCCGCTTCCATCCGTTCTGCTTCCAAGATGTCGTGGATGAGCAACGCATAGTTCAGGAACTCCACCGCCTTCATTGCAAAGATGGCCTCAAATTTCAGCACATCCTTGTTAGCCATCCGCCACACGACCATCAGCCAACCGTAGCCTGCAAGGGGGTTGGTTACTGGGCCTGCATTCCCTTCGTCAGGTGCCGTGAATAGTCGCTCAAAACTTTCAAGTAACTTTCGGAACTTAACAAAAAAAAACTGACCACCCCCCACACATCGCCAATCTTGGCATGGGCTTTGAGCAGTTCGGCCCGCTCTTGGTGGGATGCCCCGTCGTATTTCTTGGGGAAGTAACCGAGAAACCCGCCCTCCCTGCAAAGGGTAGCCATGATGCGGTGCAGGTTTTGGACGAGTTTCTTTTCGTCCGTCGTGTCGGTGTCCATGAGGTCTATTAACTGCCCCGCCGTGAGTTCGTCCGTGAAGACCGTCGGAATCCACCACTTGCCCCCCGCTTTAAACCGCCTGCGATATGCCAAGGTAGGCAGTTCGTTCCACTCGGCTATGATGGTCTTGTAACGCTTAGTAAGCCCCTTGGCGGGCATTTCTCGGACGAGCGATACATCCACCCCCTCCACGATTGCAACGACCCCTGCACGCTTGTCGTAGTCCGTGAGGACGGGGCTGAACTCCAGCGCAGCGATGCGTTGGAATTGGTCGATGGTGAGGTCTTGGAGTTTCATTTTTGGAAGTACCATTGTTGCGTGCCTGGGACAACGCCGTGCCGTCCCCCGAAGAATTCGCCCACCGCCTTCACAACCCCTGGCCATCCCGCCGTGTAGTCGTCCCCGCAAATAAACCCTCCCCGCTTGACCTTCGGGAACCAAGCCTCCAGGTCCGCAAGTACGGGTTCGTATTCGTGGGCCGCATCAATGTAAACGATGTCAAATTCGCCCTGCTTGAATAGTTTAGAGGCAGCAATGGAATCGCAGTTGTGGTCCTTGATTTTGTCGCTTATCGGGGCGATGTTCTGCTTGAACGCTTCGTAGGATGGGACCGAGTTGCTGGCCTTGTGTTCGGGTGAACCCTCAAAGTGGTCCACCGCTATCAACTTGTAGTTCTGCCCCCTGCTGACGAACACCTCGTCAAAGATGGCCGTGCCTCGTCCGAGGTACACCCCGATTTCAGCCATCACGATGCGAGGCTTGGGAGGCAAGGTGTCAAGGATGAACTGAAGGAGTTGGCCTTGTTCCTGTGGGCTGGACCAGCCGAAGATGTGGTCGTGTTTCATCGCTTAAAGATTTCTTTGATGTTCCTACTGTTGTCCCGATAATTGTTGGATAGGTGATAGACCTTGCAATGGTCCGCAAGTTCGCCGTTCTCGTCCATCTCCAGCATCGGCTTTAGTTCCAAGGACCAAATCGGCAGGGAGGCAAGGGATTCACGATAGAGGCCGTTGTTTGGTATCGTCTGCAACGCTTGCGGGTTACGGCTCAACACCTCGGCAAGCCGCTTCGTGCTGAACATCCAAAAAGCGTGATAGTTGATGTAAAACGGAAGGCTTGCGTAGGTCTTCCCGTTCCACTCCTTCCACATATTCGGTGTAGGATTGAATGCAATGTCGGGGCTAAATTCGCCTTCCACATTTGGGTAGGTTTCAATCCGAGTAAAGGACGGGTACAAGTTGTCCTCAAACATCGCATCGAACTGCTTGGTGAAGTTGACGAAACCCTCTTTGGGAAGCATCATGTCGTCCTCGAAATACGCCACCCAGTCAAAGTGCTGGTACACATCTGCAATCCTGTGGCGGTGTTTGCTGGTTAATTCCCAAGGGTGTCCCATGCTTGTATGTGCATGGAAGGTAACGGGAAGGTGAGCAAGTTCTTGGGCCGCTTGGGGGTCGTTGGTGTCCACGAAGATGTCCGACTGCACAGGGTAGGACTTGATGGCCTCAATGACCTTGGTCAAGTTCTCCACCCTGTTCGGATGGTGGTGGTAGGCGATATTGGCGAGCAGTTTCATGGTTAGAATGTGATGACGAATTTACTTGGGTCGGGCCATCCTGGGTTGGGGTCGTACACGGTCATCCCTTCCCGCTTTCCAATCCAAGTTTCGGCTTGGTAGCGGTGTTCCCTTACGGGTTCGCCAAGTTCCCGCACATGGCTTGACTTGGCCCACCAAAAGTTCCCTGCAAAGTAGGGATACCCGTCGGGGTTGTTTTGGTCCGCTATTTGGGGGAACTGCTCGGTGGTGAGCCAATGCGTTCCAACGCAGTCCACTTTCTCCAGTTCCGCAAGAGAGCGTTCCCATGCGACGATGTTAAAAAACACCATAGACCTGCACCACATCTGCTTCACAAGCGACGGGTCAGCGGACCCCTTCGTATGCCCGTAGAGGTAGGCCGCATCCTCGGTTTGGCTCGCTCGGTACATCTCGGTCAGCGTGGCTTGCTCCCATGCGTTTGTGCGAGTGACTACCACCTTAATCTTTGCCGCCACGAGCGAGTTGTCCAAGATTTCCTTGACCACCTTCCGCTGGTCGGGAGGGCCAACGATGCCGACACGGATTTCGTCGAGTTGTTCTATCAGCCCGTAATTGCACAGGGCCATCATGTGTTGGTGCATGATGAGTTGCCATTGCCCGCCGCCGCCGCAATAGATGTGGTAGTAGTGGATGAGTTTCATAAGGTCCAAAGGAGGGTTAGAAGGGTGATGATGAAGAAAACGGCTGCAAGCGTCTTCCCGATTTCGATGAGCAGGTCAAGGATGCGTTCGGGGTTCATATTGCGATACCAAGTAACCCACAAAGGAAAAGAGCCACCTTGTAGCCAATAATGCAGGCAATAGCCGTAATGACAGTCGCACCGGTTAGCACCAATGTAAGCGTAAGAAAGAACTCCACGATTCGAGGAATATCGCCTAAATTTATGAGGATTACGTCTTTGATGTGCTTTAGGTTCATGGCTTAGAGGTTTAGTCCTGCAAAGTTAAACCACAACATACTTCCCTGAGTTGCTTACCCTTAACTTGTTGAGTGCCACATACCGCATAGCATCGCAGGCGTGGTTGAAGGAGTCAATCGGGACCCCCGTGTTCTTGCCCTCCTTATCCGTAGCCCAAGTGTAGGATCTTAATTCTTTGATGAGGTTGGTGGAGTCCTTGGTTACCTGCAACTTAAAGCGTTTCAGGATGTCTATCCCGTTCCGAACCGAATCGGGGCCCTTCTCCGCTGGCTTGATGTTGAAGCCTAACCGATAGATTTCCTCGATGCTCTTGGGTTCGGCTGAATCGGCCACTATCTCCCAAGCCCGGGTAATGCCCAAGGACCGCAGTTTGTCTGCGATGTCTTGGTTGGTCAGCCCCGTAGCGTAAAGCAGTTCCTGAATCAGCAGGCAGTCCCCTTGGCGGTAGATGGCGACCAAGGCCGTAGGGTCGTTGCTGAAGCCCCAGTCAAGCCCAAGGGCGACGAATTTCGCTCGGCTGACATCTATACCCTCCACGACCTCGAAGTCCTCGTATATCGCACCCTGAAGCGTCCCGACCTGACCGAGGCCATAGACCTTGTACCAGTTCGCCCAATACTCCGAAGTTTCAGCCTTGACCCTCGCTTTCTCAATGAAGTCCATCGCACTCTTGGGGCAGGCTTCGTTGTCCTTGTAGGTTAGAATGAGGAAGTCCACGTCCTCGTCTTGCATCAGTTCGGAATGGAACCAAAACTCGTTAACCGGGTTCCAGTCAAGAATGACCGACTGCTTGGTCCTTGCAGCCAATTCCGTGTAAGCGTGGAAGGAAAGGTTGTTGGCCTCGTTCATGTAGAGCCTGTCCCTTCTTGCACCCCTCAACTTGGAATCGTCGTCAGCCGAAAAGAACTCGATGTAAGACCCGTTAGCGAACTTGTACCGAAAGTCGGTGGCGTTCCATCGGGCAGCGTTGAACCGCCCAGTAACGGTCATAATCTTCATGAAGTCCCTCATGGCCCCACGCTTCAGGTGTGGGATGGATTCGGCTACAACGCTCGTTTCCGTGTAGGGATTCTTGGTGCAATGGTCAATCTCAACGGCAAGGATGGAATACGTCTTGGATGCAGACGAACCGCCTTGTACCCCTTTGACGAACCGCTTTAACTCACGGACCTTATTTACGGCCGTGGTTCGGATGAACTTCTCCTGCTCTTTTACCGGCATCAGTCATTGTCGGGGAATAGGGGCTGCTCGATGTGGACCGTGTTCTCTTGACGCTCCACAAGGTTGTTGAGGCGTTGAGTGATGGATGGGTTGTACTGACCAACCATGCCCCCCTCAATTTGGTCTTGACGGATGGTTCGCCTTATACGCGAGCAGATGGCTGAATACTCGGAGTAGTTGCCCCTTGTATTCCCAAAATAATCCCCTAAGTCCTGAACGATACCTGCATCCGCACACCAGTTCTCAAAGCCTTCCAAGGTCAGCGGACGCTCCAAGGGTTCGTATTGGGGAATAGCATCCTTGCCGGGGAATACCGTCTTGAGCCTTGGGTTGCTCTTGACCCCTGCCCGGTATGCCTCAAAGTACTCCCACATCTTTTCGGGGGTTTCGATGTACTTGCCGTTGCCCTTGCTGGTTCCC